ATAGCAATAAAACTCGGATAAGAATAGTTATAACCCTACGCTGGACATATTGCGATGGAGCGTCTCGAGTAATAAGATTACTAAAAGTAATGGAGATCGATATCTCATTTGTGGCAGCCACGCTGTCTCTAACACTCATATTCATCTTTGGATGGTACTCATACAAAGCTGAACCTGTAGTTAAAATCCCCGACATTTCCCGATTCCCGTTCAATGAATCTACCGGAAAAGAACGAAGCTTTGTGAACAAAACTTCTGATACTTCATTGTGGATCGAAACGAAACGACGTAAAGTGATTGGAAAGGCGTATCGCCCCGACTGGTTATGCGGAATCACCAAACCAATTAAAGAAACAAAGTATACTACCGGTTCAACATCTGGAGCCTTGGAAGCGTTTATTTTATCGAACTTTGGTCGGATTTGTCCTGATCCGTTCACTGAAGATCGTCCAAAGTCATAATATACGTAGGACCAGTTACGCCAGTATCTCCCATTTTACAATAAACTCGGATAAGAATAATGATATCACTTCTGTGGTTATTTGTTGGTACTATTGTTGGTATGCTCATTGTCGCGGTATTCTCACCTCCTCCTCGCGACGAAAAAGGGGTTCCCACTCCCAATTCAACGAAACCGTTTCATACTCCATCAGGATGTGTTAAGTTTAAGGCAGTAGATGTTCCGTGCGACGGCAAACAAACCTCCCTCAATTTACTCGCTTCTCAGTAATAATAGAAGACGATGATCAGTCGTATCATCGGAATTTTTCGTAATGAGCGCGCAGTACCTTTCCTGTCGTTTTTGATCGGATTAGGTGTTACAATCATGTTTTTTCATCGTCCTATTCCAGTGCGTCACGCTTTATCAGTTCCAGCCGGAGAAATTGAAGGACGGGTTGTACGGCATGGAGACAAATGCATAAAGTATGTTGCGGAAGATGCGGAATGCGAATTACCTTCATTTAAATAAAGTAAATGGAAGGCGCAACTGATCTGAGTGATTTATTAGGATCCGGACCCGTCCAGAATCCTTCACTTCCTCAGTCCACAACATTTGCTCCAATTGTTACCGGAGGCACTGATCCTTTTTTAACGAATGGATTCTCGGATGCCCAGCCGCACAAGCCGGCTGCTGTTCTTCACAGTAATCAGCATATGTTTTCGACAATGCGATACGCAATGAAAAATTTGGTTACGTACTTTGGTTTCTTTTTAGCGGCGATGATAATTTCCTTATCCACTCCCCGCTCTCTGATTCTCCAGTACATTCCCAACACGTATACATCGGGAGGTGTTCCCTCATACATGGGAGCAGCTATCCTTGCCGGAGTCGCTGTCGCTATCGCTTACGTCGTGGGTACATTGGGCTCCTCGCTGATTTGAACCAGCGTAAAGGACCTTGAGTAACCCATACTTCTTAATACACTTCTCCAGAAACTTGACACACGAGGCGCAAGGTTTGGAGTACATGATTTCGCTTTGTTTATTTAGTCTAACTACCGTAAGAACACACCCACGAAGTTGTGACACGTCTCCGAGACTTTTCACAACTGCGCGTTCTGCATGTATCGTTTGATTTGAGTATCCACATCCAAGAGATCGGGAGCCAACCCTATTACGGGAACAGGCAATCTCCTTACCATGCTTCGTTATCGTTGCATAGTGCAAATGAGTGTTCTGAAACACCGGAGTATACTGCATTTTGTAGTCTAATCTAATTTCATCAAACTGTATTCGTTTTCCAAACAATTAAGAACGGTTCTTATGGATTGGGCATTCGCAAACCTGATCATGGATAGTGGTATGAACACGATATTCCATCGTAAAATCCTCCTGCTGCTTGTACGTAAAACTAACATCGGGAACTGAATGCCTGCCGTCAGCACGAGGAGGATGCTGGTCGCATAAATAATATGGAGCATCAAACTGCCTCTTCACAAACTCCTTCGTTACATCTACATTCTCTAGCGTGTTTAGGTAAGAGTTGACGATGTAGGCAGCATCCTTGAGAGACGTGGTCGTAAAGTTGGCGATGGGCTTATTGGAGTCGTCGCCGTAAACTAGGGTTGTGAATACGGACATGGTTTATGATTAAATTAAGTCACATAATCTTTAAACCATGTTTTTCGTTTAAAATGTTCGCGCATACTAGAAGTAATGGCTTGGCTATTGAGAGGACGAAGGACAAGGGGGTGGCAGTATGAACCAGCAGCAAAAATACACACAAATATCATTTTTGGTCCTGGAATGTATTTGAATCCAGGATTCGTCCGAGCCAACAATATTACTCATGTCATAAACTGCGCTTTCGATAAAGATAGTCCCCTATGGTTTCGCACAAAGTATCCTGATAATTACATGTGCCTTGAAGCGATAGACAGCCTTGATGAAAATATCCTCAAATGGTATCCAAAATTTGAACAAACTATGAATACCTTTTTACGTAGTCCCGGATCTGGAAATATTTATGTGCATTGCCAATGTGGAATAAATCGCTCCGGATTTTTGGCTTTGTTATTTGTGTGTAAGAAGTTCGGGTACTCTTTTGAACTTGCATCTTCAGCTATCCTGAAACAGCGTCCGTGCGCACTCACAAATCCAGCATATAAGCGCCAAGTAAAATCACATTTAGAACACAATGGCGAACCTCGGGTTGAATTCCTTGTGGGGTGATGTTGAAAATAAAGATCCGGCAGCCGAAGAAGCTATAAAGGGACCAGATTACAGTTATGCGGATAACATTCCTAAACCCAGTGGTCCTGGTGGGTTAGGTGTAGGAACTGATGGGTCATTTAATCAGTTAGGCACAAATTTAGGTGCAGTAGGCACTTATGTGAATACGCTAGTTGGTACTCGCGAAATGGGTGATCAGTATTTGGTGAATACCGGTGGTACCTGCACAGCCACGGATGGATCAATACAAGCTCGATTCAATTACATAAGTAATAAACAAGCAGGATTAGTTGAAGGCGTTTTGGGAGATATTGGAGGGTTGAATCCGGTATATTTGTTGAACTCAATTACAGCTTCAGCATCTCCGGCATGTAAGTGTTACGAATGCGAGGTGACATCTGGATCAGCATTTAATTGGCTAACTCCCGATTTATCGCCTGATTTTAGTAATAGTAAATGTAAGGTCGTAGACTCTTCAAAGTGTCCTAGAGTCAAATCTACCGAAGAGTTTGCAAATGATACGATTATTCCCACAATTATTGCGTGGATTTCATTGGGCGCCCTTCTGATTTTCCGCAAAAAATGAGTTTAAGGGAACCACAATTGAATGACATAATAAGATGGACAATATCTTCCGAATAAAGAAGCAGCGGGATACAACGTCTTCTAAAAAGGTTGACGTTGTGTCTGGAACTTTGGATTCGGTCCATCAAACAATTGTCACAGGAATACGTGATGAAACCACAAATATTGATACATTACGTATTCAGCTAGACTCTATGAAGACCGAGCTTTTAATATTAGAAAAATCGGCGTCTTTACCTGACATTTTAAAAGCATCTAAGATGCGCGAAGATATCAAAGAACTATCTGAACGTTTAGACCAAACAAATCCTTTAACAGATTATTACTTGAAAAATGCCGACATCATGTTGAAATATTACGGGTCAGGTGAAAAGGTCCAGCAAACTACAGTCCCAACTGATCAAAACACGTTTGCCAAATATTTACACCAAAACACATCAGAAACCGCTGCTCCATCTAAAAAGAAACTATTTGATGAATTTGCGTGTCGAATGAAGCTGAATACTGGCGAACCCGCAGAAGTAAAGAAGGCAGTAACTGAGCACTGTGATAAATGCAACATAGCTCGTGAAGAATCTTCAGATGAAGGAATTTTGGTCTGTCCTTTATGCGGGTCGGAAGAGTACATGCTCGTAGTCTCCGACCAGCCGAGTTTTCGGGATCCTCCAAAAGAGCGTAATAATTACGCTTACAAAAAAATCAATCATCTTAACGAGATCCTGAACCAGTTTCAAGCAAAAGAGTCCACCATAATTCCAAATGAAGTGATGAACGAAGTTGTTCTAGAAATCAAGAAGCGACGTATCCAGAATGTGGCGGAACTCACCGAGAAAGATATGCGCGAGATCCTAAAAAAGCTGAATAGATCAAAGTACTATGAGCATGCTACTCATATCATATCTCGTTTGAACGGTAACCCTCCCCCTACAATTACTCCTGAAATTGAAGAAAAAATAAGGGCCATGTTCCAAGAAATTCAGGCGCCTTTTTTAATTTACTGTCCCGATGACCGAACCAATTTCTTATCCTATTCATACATTCTCTATAAGTTCTTTGAACTCTTAGAGTTAGATGAGTACAAGGTATACTTTCCTTTGTTGAAATCCAGAGATCGCCTAATTTCACACGATGCAATCTGGCAGAAAATTTGCGATTACTTGAAGTGGGAGTTTATCCGAAGTGTCTAATGAAGCGTGCGCCAGACCATCTTGTGCGTCAGCATCCAAGCAAGTCCAAATACAGCGGCGTGCGTCAATGCAACTGTTGTCTTTGATCCACCAGGAGGTAGAGACAGAACAATTCCAGGGGTCAGGACAAAAAAGAGCGCAGCAGCGTACAAAGCCATCCACATCATCTTGATATACTTTCTTCATAGATAAA